TTGAGCGGTGACGAACAGTTTTGGAAGGTTTATGGACTTGGTGAAGTTGGATCGTTGGAGGGTGTTATTTTTTCGAATTGGGACACGGTCGACACGATGCCAACCGAAGGAAAGTGGACGGCCTACGGGTTAGACTTTGGATTCACTAACGACCCGACGGCAATCGTTAAGGTTGTTTATCAGGGCGGCGAATTATGGGTTGAGGAACTTGTATTTGAACAAGGGTTAACTAATCCGGATATTGTTACGCGATTAAAATCGTTCGGTGTTGGTTCGTTGGATGACATAATCGCGGATAGTGCGGAACCAAAGTCAATCGCCGAGATTCGGCGCGGTGGTTTCCGAGCGTGCCGAGGTGTTAAAAAAGGTCCTGATTCAATCACGAACGGAATTGATATTTTGAAGCGGTATAAAATAAATATTCACAAAAAAAGCGTTAATTTAATTGATGAGTTTTCGAACTATCAATGGATGAAAACAAAAGACGGCGATTATTTGAACAAGCCGATTGATAACTACAATCACGGAATTGATGCGGCTCGTTATGTTTGTTTTGACAAAATCGGAATGGATCGCCAAAATAGAAAAGGAATCAAAAGACGGAATTAATATGTTGATAAACACAAAAATGTTGATTGTTGATTATACCGACAACGGGAAAACCGAATATTGGGAAAACTTTTGTTTTGATTTGAAGCAATACGTGGCCCATGCTATGGAGGGCGATTTTTCCGAAATATATTTATCAGGCTTGCCTCATTCGATAGTTATTCAATTAAGTTTTGAGGAATTGACGGCCGAATTGGAAATATTTAATACCTTTGAAACCGTAAGCCTAAACTAAAAATTTGTTTATGGTTTCGGGGTTGTAACGTTCTAGTCGTTCGCCCCGTTTTTTGTATATTAAAAAAATTGTATATTTACAAACAAACACCGATTCGGTTTTAAGGGTAGAAACGAAAAGGGATATTTTATAAACTTTAAAAAAGAATTATTATGTCTTTATCATGTCAATGCCCGAATCCTACTTCAATCGGGGACATTCCGTCGCAAACTTGCCCGGAAAACTTTAACCAAATTCAAAAATTCGCAATCCAAAGATCGGGATTCACTTTCGACGGTACGGCCGGAAAGGATATCACTTTGCTTGCTGATTGGCAAACTTTATTGGCTGCGGCTGACGACACACACGCGGTTGTAACTCCATTCGTTTACGAAGCTGCAATTACAGCGGGTGAAGCAATCACAAACGGTGGTGGTGACAACTCAACATTAAACGGTGAATCGGAATTGACGGGAGTTAATCCAAGTTCATTTGCTGGAATGTTCAAATCTTTATCGAAAGATGTTATTCAGGCTTTATTCGATTTAAGATGCGAAAGCGGTTTAGTTGTTTATTTTTTCAATGAAAATGGCGACATTATCGCACAAGAAAAAACAACGGGAGAATTTACAGGGTTTCCAATTTCAAGTTTCTTTGTAGGAGATACAAACAACGAAGGATTCGCAACGAATGACACGCACGCGACTTCATTCAATTTAAAAAAGGATTGGTCAAAATATCAAGCGATTTCAACACCAGCTGATTTTGACCCATTAACAGACCTATAATGGCGAAGTTAATCGATCTAATAGAAAAAAACGGGCGTGTTCAATCAATAACGGTTGAACACGCAATCCGTTTGTTATCGTTAAAAAATAGTGTTTGGAGTATTCCGAGCGAATCCGAATTTGAATTTGTTGATAATGCAATTAGAAAAAAGCCAAGTCCAAAGCCTGTTGGAGAAACGACCAAAAAGGCCGTTACTAGAAAGCGCAGAAAGACATCAAAATAAATTAAGGCTTCACGGCGAAACCGAAATCGAGAACATTCGAACAAATCCGGCTTATGTCGAATTATTAGATTGGGTTTCAAGTTTTTTAACGCGTGATAAATACAATCGTTTTGTTCAGTTGTTAAGGTTGCCGGTTGTATCTTTAGAGATAACTCAAGACATTTACCAGGAATACAACAGAATTTTTGACGGACAAAATCCATTCTTTAACTATGAGTTTTCAAACCCTGACTTTGCGACGGATTTTAAATCATATTTAAACAATGAATTGAACGACCGAAACTTTTTCAAAACGATTGGTTTCGAACAATTAAAATATTCTATCAACTCTATTTTAGTTGTCGATATGCCTTCGGACGGCGAGGGAAATCCATATTATTATTTTTTAGATGTTTGCAACGTTATCGATGTAAAGTCGGACAAGAACGGAACGATAAGCCATTTAGTTTTTCAGATCAACGAAAAAACGGTTGCTGTTTATGATTCGGAATCGTATCGAGTTTATAACGTTGACGGTGAAAAGATAATCGGCGAGGCAATTGTTGACAATCAACACGGGTTAGGTTATTGCCCCGCCTCATATTTTTGGGATAAGAATTTGAAAGGAACCAACACGATTGAAAAAAAATCGCCAATTACGGACGTTTTAGGGCGATTGGATAAATACTTGGTCGAAGATACTTTCAAGGAATATGCGGATTTATACGGGACGTTCCCGATAATAACAACCTACGAAGAACTTTGTGATTTTGAGGGTTGCGAAAACGGTTTTATTTCGGAGGATTACACGGTCAACGTTAACGGAATTGACGAGATTCAAACAAGGCAAGTAAAATGCAAAGCGTGCGAGAATAAAGAGGAAATCGGGCCGGGAACTATTTTTGAAATTCCAGCACCGCAAACAAGCGACGACCCGAATTTGTCGAATCCTGTTTCGGTTATAACTCCTGACACCAAGTCGCTTGAATACATCAAAGCGAAATTAACGGAGTACGCCGAAAAGATTAGAGAAGTAACAATCGGAACGCGTGGAAAGGTTTTAAGCGAATCAGCGGTAAACGAAACGCAAATATTTGGATCGTTCGAATCAAGACAAAACATTTTATTAAATATTGCGTCGAGTTTCGAGAAGGTCCACAAGTTCGCAAACGATACGGTTGCGCGTTTAATGTATGGCGATGCGTTTATTTCATCGGTTGTTTATTATGGTGACCAATTCTTTTTGAAATCGGTTGAACAATTAATGTTCGAATACGAGCAAGCGAAAAAGAATGGAGAACCGGACGAGGAAATCGACCAAATTTATAGACAAATATTAGTTACAAAATACAAAGGCAACGACGACCGAATCGAACGCGCGTGGATTCTTTACAATTTGAACCCGGAGCCACACAAAACGGTTGAGCAAGCGACGCAATTGGTTACACTTGGAGCGATGGACCAAAACGATTTTGTTATTAAGGCGCGTTTTAATAACTTTATAGCACGATTTGAAAGGGAACAAACAAACGTTTTGGACTTTGGTCGTGAATTAGACTTCGATGTTAAAATCGATAGAATTAACGAAATATTAAAAACTTACATAAACAATTCAGAAAATGAGTAAAATCAAACCAAACAAATTGGCCGAATGCCAAAAGCAAGCCGGAGGATTCAACATTGACATTCCGACGGAAATTAACGAAATCGACGCAAGATTTTATCACTTATTTTATGTTGAGCAAGTTCACAGGCCAACATTAAAAAGATATGATACAAGGGCGACAATTATTAAATTGAATCAAACTGATTATATTACAAAGATTCAAGGGAAATCAACAAAGGGGTCGAAATCGAACACAATGGCGTTGTTAGGATATACGGACGTTTTTGTTTTACATGATCCAACAATAAAAGCACCAGCAAAGAAAAAAGCACCGGCGAAAAAACCAGTTGAACCGAAAGAAGATTAAACCATAAACAAGCAATAACATAAAAAAGAGAAATTTATGTCAGATTTAACCATTGAACAAATTAACGAAGCTTTTCAAAGCAACGAGGAATTAAAAGGCCAGTTTATTCAGAATTTTAGAGATTCGGAGGACGGTCAAACATTATTGAACAACCACGCCGAAAACCATTGGAACGCGAAGATTGGAAGCGAAATTGGAGCCTTACACGGTAAATACGACAACGACTTTAAAGAGGTTTTAGGAGTTGACAAACCGGACGGTGTGAAATCCTATACGTTTTGGAAAGAACAAGTTCAGAAACTAAAAGAGGGATCAAACCCGGATTTGTTAAGCGAAAAGGACGCACAAATTGCGGAACTTCAAAAAGCTGTTGAGCAATCAGCCGGTTCGGAACATTTCAAATCGTTGTACGAGAAATTGCAATCGGATTCGGAAACAAGAATCGCGGAATTAACCGGACAAATCGGAGAATTTGAAAACAAGTTTAGGACAAACAAAATCGAATCGTTGATTAATAAATCAATGAGCGGTTTCGAATTCAACACGGAATTACCGGAAGATGTTCGAACGACTTTTATTAACGGAGTTGTTTCAAGTCTTGTTAACGGTGCAAAGGTAATGGAGGACGGAACGGTTACGTTTTACGAAAACAACGAACCAATTTTGGACCAAAAGACATTGGCAAAAATGGACGCGGGGCAAATCTTAAAAGCTAAATTAGCTTCGGTCTTGATGAAGAAAGAACCAAATGCGGGCGGCGGTGTTAAACCTGGTCAAGTAGACCCGAACAACCCGAACCGAATTAATACGCCGGCAACAATTACAACGGCAAAAACACAAGTTCAATTAAACGACGCGATTTCAAAAGAATTAGCATCGAAAGGACTTCGAAAAGGTTCGAAAGAATACACGGAAACGGCGGATAAGTTATTCGCTGAAAACTCAAAAGGGTTGCCGTTTAATTAATTTTGTTTATTTTAGCAAACAACAAAGTCGGATTTTGTCAAGGGTCAACGAAAACGGCGCATATTTTTTTATAAATTTTAAAATCACTTATTATGAGTTTAGTAAACACTAGATTACAAGCGATTAGAAGCCAGTACGCGGGAAGCCTTGACAAGTACGAAGATAGATTGTCAAACTACGGAGCGTGGGCGAAATTCGTCGAAGATACAACTTCGCCGGAGTCAATCGTAACGCCGGACATCTTAGAAAAAGCGGGAATGTCAGCCGGTAACACTTTAGAAATTCCAGTTATTGACGGAGCGGACGTAACAATTTCAAACGTAAGAACGTGTACAATCGCAGACGATGAGTCAGTTTCGGGGTTGGTAACGGTTACTTTTGCAACTTACCAATTCGGATTCACTATGATTCCAGGTCAGTATGTAAACAACGAAATCGGTTACATGGCCGACTTTGAAAGAAAAATCAAAAGATACGGGAAGAAATTCGCGGAAACTTTAGATTCGGCGGCTATCACGAAATTAGAAGCTGACAAAACGGTTGTAATGGATTCACCATTCATTGGAACGGGTGCAAAATACGGAGCATTAGCGGGTGACGCGGTTCAAGTAACTTCGGCACAAAAGCAATTCTTTTTCAACGATTTAGGCGTTATCATGCAAGGTGACGATTTCGAGGGACGTTATAACGTTATCGGATCAACAACTTTACAATCGACAGTTAATCAGTATTTGAACCAAGGAACACAAAACGGTGAAAACTCAATGTTCCAATTTGGGCAATTCGATTTTGGTTATTCGAACCGTGTGTCAGTTGATACGGCGGGCGGAAAAGAATCAACGTCTTACTGTATGCCAAAAGGATCATTGGCGACAATGAACAGAAACATTCCGGACGCAATCAATAACGAGGTTATCAACGAAAACAATTGGTTCGACATTTTCCGTTACCCAATCGTTGACCTTGACATGGCGTTAAGATATTCGAAAGAATGTGCGGACAACGAATCAGCAGTTGGAGGATCACAACCACAATTGAAAGCATCGGTTAAGGAAACTTTTATTTTCTCAACTGACGTTGCATTCATTACAGCTTACAACCGTGACGCGGTAACTTTTCCGGGAGCGATTCACAAAGCTGAATTGGACGCTTAATAAAAACTTTGCGATAGTTAGGTTTTACATAGTGTAATAATTAGACCGTTTCGATTAATTTCGGAGCGGTTTTTTTGTTATCTAAAAAAATAAACAAAAATAACTGAACTTTTTTGTTCATTGTTCGTTTACTTTTATGTATCTTTAACGAAAATTAAAACACAACAAAATGAATTGGAACAATCAAGACGACGTAAAAGAATTAAAAAAAGGGTTTAACATTGTGGTTTCAAGAACTTGCGCAATGATTAGAGCGAGAAAATTAAAACTAACAGAAAAACAAAAAGAAGTTATTGCTAAAGTGATTAACGACAAGGTTGGATCGTGTTTAGACTGCAGAAGCGAATTAGCTCTTTTAAAAAAGGGTTACATCGTTAAGAAGGAAGAACAATTCAACCAAAACGAAAAAAGCTTGTATTTAATAAATTTTTAACCACACACACCCAACCGCCCCGAACCGACGTTCTTTCATACACACGTAATTAAAAACGGGGCGGTTTTAACATCCAAGGCTAAAGCCTTTTTTAATTGGCGTTAGGATAGTGTTAT